GCAGTTGGTGGAAACAAAGAACAGTACACATCTTATCTTAAAACTTTAATAACAGGTTCAAATAGATACGACACAATGCAAAATGTTTTAAACTTTGTTAGGGGGGTAAAATAATATGGCTGCTCAAACAATAGCTATTACCGTAGCAATAGTCTTAGGTGGAATTAGTATAGTAGTATGGGTAATACCTACACTTAAGAAAAAGAATATTGACGTAGAAAAACTTGCAAGCAAAACTGAAACAGTCTTGAATGCTATCGAACCAGTGGTTGCTATAGCTCAGGATATTCCGGTTCTTGGCGGAGGAGCAAAGCTAATTGAACTGTTTAGGCAATACGCTTTATCCGGAGCTAAAGCTGCTGAGCAATTAGGTAAAAATGGCAGTCTTACTACTAACGAAGAAAAGTTTAGTGCAGCACAGCAAACAGTATATGCAGCATTAACTGAACTGAAGATCACACCTACTGAAAATCAGAAGAAACTTATTGACGACTTTATCCAGGAGGCTGTCAATGATCTTCCTAGCAAAACTAAATAGAATCTATTAGGAAGGTGCTGAGCCTTCCTTTTCTTTTACGCTGAAGTTACATACCCAATCGCGGTACCAAGCTTCGCACATTAATCCACTGGTACGCTACAACAAACGAATCTACCACGGCGTAGAACTTTTCTAACCAAATGCATTTTAAGCGTTGATATTAAACGATTTGCGAAGCATAAATATCTCTCCAAATATAGAAAAAAAAATAACGCCCCGAGGCGTTATTTAATTACTTATTCCATTTTCCATCTTTGTATTGATACTGATACGTATTACCACTATCTTTAACCTTAACTTGCAGCGTGATGTCCTTTACAACATCTTCATTACTTTTTAAACTTTTATGCAAGCTAGTGACAGTTACCTTTTTTAACTGATCTAGGGCACCATTTGTATCCATTGCAGTATCAAAATTCAACAACACATTTAAACTACCATCGCCATTATCATAACGATACTGACTTGATTGTAAATTTGCACCTGTAAATGTTTTTGACAATGTTTGCTCATATTGTGTTACTGGTTTTGTATTACTAACATCCACAGTTGATGCACAGCCGGCAAAACTTAATAAACTTGCACTCACAGCAATTCCTATTACTAAATTCTTTAAATTTTTATTCATAATTATTACCTCCAAATATTTTTTAAATATGATTTATTTTCTTTTCTATATTAATATAATAACATATATTTAAAGAAATTAAACGGGTTTTTAAGGAGGAAAATCAAATTAATTTTCCCCGTATTGTCCTGCATGAAAATAACGCAGATCGTATATCTTTTGATTATTAGACGCTAATACTACATCATACTTACTATCGTAATATTGTGGTAAATCTTTTTTGTATTCTCCGCATTTTACTAAAATTTTATGTCCGCCTAAATATGGAAATTTAAGCATAAACTTATCAATAGTAAGATACGTGTAAATCATAATCTTTAAATTCATAAATAATGCGTAACAAATTAAGCTTAGCATTTCTTGCGGTTGTTCTATCCAATCTAAACCAGCCAATATTATACCTTCATTTATCGGATGCTTTAAAATTTCATCTATTACTTCTTTCGTCGTAGCTATATTATAGTTAGCTTTATTTAAGTCAGCATTAAAACAGCCAGGGCAATTGTGATGGCACTTTATAGCACAAATCCTAGCCCCTATAAAAGGGGCATCAGTTAGGATTCCATGTTCTATTGATATATACCTTATCTTATCATCTTTTAAACCTTCAATTGCATTATCTGCATATAATTGTTCGATTAAATCATCTTGATTAAACATACACATTCTCCTCTAATCTAGTTGTTTTCTGTCTTTGAATTCTGCGGCTTTACCTTTGTTATAAAATTTAACCTGACGTATATATCCGGTTATTCTTTGATAGAAATCAAGATCTTTTCCGCAGTAAGGACATTTACCTGAAACACTGCCATCAGGATTTATATTTACCATAACTTTTCCATGTTCAGGACAATACGCCATCAATGGGGATAAGGTAATATAAGGTATATTATAATTGTATATTACATATTTAATTAAACGTTTAGCTTTCTTGGCACTAAGAGGTCTACCTACATAAAAATGTTCAGCAGTACCCCCTGTAAATAAAGGTTGTAATCTACTTTGAATTGTAGCTTCCTGGTCAATACTTTCTATTTTATCAACGGGTAATCTGCAGCTATTAGTATAATATACATCTTCGCCACTACCTTGAGTTTTTATACCTGGAAATGCCTTCGAATCTTTTAATGCCAATTCATAGCAAGTACTTTCAGCAGGTGTAGCTTCAAGATTATACAAATGTTTAGTTTCCTGTTGATACTCAACTAAAGTATCTCTCATATAATTTAATACTTCTATACAAAATTGAATACTATCTTCATGTGTCAAATCTTTACCCAACCATGAAGCGTTTAAACACATTTCATTCATACCTACTAAACCTATTGTACTAAAGTGGTGATCCAGTGTACCTACATAAGTCATAAAGGCCGGTAATGCATTTCTTGAAAGAATCTCATCAGTTAAAAATGCACGTTTAATTTCTAATGAATCCTTCGCCAAATCCATATAATGTCTCAGGATAATATAGAAATCTTCTTTTGTTTTAGATAAAAAGGTATACCTAGGCAAATTTAATGTTACAACACCTATTGAACCTGTTGAATCACCTGAAGCAAATAAACCGCCAGTTTTCTTTCTTAATTCTCTCAAGTCTAATCTTAATCTACAACACATACTTCTAATATCTGATACATCCATATCACTTTTAGGTCCAAAATTACCGAAGTAAGGTGTACCGAATTTACCTGTTAATTCAAATACTAAATCCATGATTGGACTTTCCCAATCAGTAGCTTCATGAATATTATACGTTGGAATAGGATATGCAAATGGTTTTCCTAATGCATCACCTGCTAGCATTAATTCGCAGAAAGCCCTATTAATCATATCCATTTCTTTTTGATATTCACTATATTTAGTGTCTAATAAATCATTACCAATAACTGCATTCTTATCTTTTAAATCTTTTGGTGGGTTTAAATCAAATGTCAAATTACTAAATGCTGGTTCAGCTCCCGCACGACTATTTGAATTCACTGAGAAAATATAATTTTGTAAATTTTGTTTTACCTGATAATAATCTAATTTATCTTCTCTAATATAAGGCGCTAATAACGTATCAAAACTACTGAAAGCTACAGCACCCATAATTTCATTCTGAAAGATTGTAGTAAGATTGGCTAACTGATTGAGTATAGATGCAAAATGTTTAGCTGGGGCAGATACAGGGATATTAGGAACTCCTTTAACTCCAGTCATAATTACATCTTGTAAACTATAACCGCAGCAATATAATGTTAAACCACCTAAATCATGAATATGAAAGAACCCTGAATTACTTGCATCAGTAATATCTTTTGTATATACTTCATTCAACCAATAATCGGATGAAACCGCACCTCCTAATCTTTTATTTAATGCCCCAAAACTAAAAGGAGCATTAGAATTCTCTTGTACATGCCAATCTTTTTGTGTTAAATATCCATTTACTAATTTTTTACTGTCTAGCATAATTTCTTGGCCTCCTCTAAAAATTGTATATCAAAACCAGCACTCCATTTATCCCCAATATTTAAAATTGGAGTTTCCTGAAGTCCCCGTTCTGCTAGCATATCAATTGTTTCATTGTGTAAATTAATACTATCTATTGCAGTAAATTTTATTCCATGCTGCTCACAATACTTTTTCACCATCTTACACTTAATGCAGTGCGGAGCGGTATAAATCTTCAATATATTTTTATTTGACATATTATTCCTCCTATCGGAAACGTAAAGCCTCCGGCCAGTACAACCACTGGTTCGAAGGCAAATTAAAAAAAAAAAAAATGTTTAAATTTAAAATAAAGTTTTAAATTTTGTACGTTCATATACATCCCAATGATATACTTTCTGAATCCATTCTTCATACGGAATTTTCTCAACCCATACAGGCG